CATCCCGGCCGGCACCACGGTGACGGGCATCATCCAGGCCCCCATTGCGGCCACGGGGCAGAGCCCGGGGCAGGCGGGCATCCTGGCGCTGTCCGCGCAGCCGACCAGCACGCCGGGCCAGGTGCAGGCGTTGGTGCCCTATACGTTCGCATTGGCGCAGGCGGGCCTGACGCGCAATTTGGCGGCGGATTTTAACGGCACGATCATCGGGCCGAACGAGACGTTCACGGGTTCGGTGCAACTGGAATTTTCCTTCGACGGCGGCAACACCTGGCTGCTCGCGGTGTTTCCGAACACGGTCAACAAGGCGATCCTGAGCGCGGGCACGCCGGTTTCGATTGTGTTCGCGCAACCGGGCGCCGACGTTTTGTACCGGCTGAATTGCACGCAGCTTTCGGCGGGGACGATCAACTGGCGCATGTCGCAGACCAGCGCGATTGCCGAATCAATCGACTTGGCAACGTTTGGCTGATGGGCATTCCCGCCCCCGCCGGCATCGCCGGCTCCGGCCTGCCGCCACCGAATGATCTGGCCAATGCGGTTGTGTTGGGGACGTTTGGCGCGATAGGGCCGGGCATTCCGTTTGCGTTCCGGGGCGCGTTCAATTTGTCCGTCTGGGCTGCGGCGACGGTGACGCTGACGACGACGCTGGGCTCTCTGACGGCCACGATCACGGGGGCGGCGCCCTCGGTGGGGACCTCGATCAATTCGGCGCTGGTGCCGCCCGGGACAACGGTGACATCGGTGTCGGGCGCTGGGCCTTACACGGTGACGTTGGGGCTGCCGCCCATCACCATCCGTGGTGAGCAAAGCGCGGTGGTGCCGCAAATCAGCCGCATTGCGATCACCGGCAGCGTGGAAGCGGCGGCGGCGGTGACGGGCTACGCCGCGCAGGTGGTGGGTGCGACCATTACCGGGCCGGGCATTCCCTCGGGGACAACGGTGACGGGGGTGGTGACGGTGCCGCACGCGCAAACCGCGCAGTCGCCTGCGATTGAGGGTGTGATTACGCTGTCCGCGCAGCCGACCGTGGGGCTGAACGTCAAGCAGCCGAAGAGTTTTTTCACGGTGTTTCCGACCGGCAACGGGCTGGTGGGCGGCACGGACTCGGCGGCGATCTTGACTGGCACGGGCATCACCTATTCGGCCACGATGGCGATTGAAGTGAGTTTCGATGGCGGCTCAACCTGGGTTGGGTTTGCGTTCTCGAACACCACGACGCCGGTTCAATTCAGCGGCGGCAATGCCGTGACCACCAGCACATCTAACGCCGAGAAAGACGTGCTGTACCGGCTGAATTGCATCGCCTATAGCTCCGGCAATATCAATTATCGGCTGAGCACCACCGGCGGCGCGGCTTCGTCGCTTTCGCTCTCAACATACGGATGAGGCACTGACATGACCGCAACCCAGATTTATTCGACCGGCGCCAACATCATCACCGCGCCAACGGGCGCTGAGCGCATCCTCGTGGACAATGGTTATGCCGAGATCGCGGTCATGAGCGTTTCCACGATTGCGGGCTTTGTGGCCGGGTCGGGCAATCCGTTCGGGCCGGAGGCGATCTACAACACGAACGCGGCGACGGCGGCGGCGACCTTGACGGCGGCCAACATTACGGGCGCGCAGACCGAAGTGGTGCTGGGGCTGACCGGCACGCTTGCGGGCGGTGCGGCGTTGACCTTGCCCACCGTGGCGTCGGTGCTGGCTTTGGTGCCGAGCCTGACGGTGGGGCAGAATTACATTTTGCGCGTCATCAACATCAACGCCGGTTTCACCTGGACGATGACGGCGGGCACCGGCTGGACGATCAGCGGCACGGCGACCGTTCCCTCCACCTCGTTCCGTGATTTCATTGTCAGCATCACCTCCGTGACCAACGCCACCGCAACCCTACAGAACATCGGTTCTGGCTCGCCATAAGGATTATTGCCATGGAATTTCTCAAGAAAAACTACCGCGCCTTGCTCGCCGCCATTGCGGGTTTGGCGATCTGCGGGGCGATTGCCTATGCGCAGGTCATCGTGGTGCCGACCGTCACCTCTGTCGGCACCACGGATTTGTTTGCCGATGTGGTGGCCGGCCAGCCGACCGCGCAGGCGTCCTATGCGACGGCGAGCCAGATGGCCAACGTGCCGGGCTATCGTTACACGGTGGCGACCACGGGTTTTTCGATCACGGTTCCCAACGGTGTGACCTATGAGATTTTGAACCCGGCGGGGACGCTCGCAACCGGCACCTTCACGATGATGCCGAACCCGGGCGACGGGGCGCGGACGTGCTTCTTCTCCACCCAGACCCAGACCGCCGTGACGCTGACCGCCAACACCGGCCAGACCATTGTGAACGGGGTGACGGCGTTCACCGCCAACACGCAGTATTGCTACACCTATGTCGCTTCGCTGTCGGCGTGGGAGCGCAGCATTTAACCATGGCCGCGCCGGGTTTGATCGACCTGGCAAGCAGGAGTTCTTCGATGGCCGATGCGCCTAAAAAGAAAAACTGGATTCAGTCCGCGGTGCCCAAGGCGCGCAAGGGCGTGTTCGGCGCCAAGGCGAAGGCGGCGGGTGAGACGACGCGGGAATATGCCGAGGAGAAAAAGGACGCGCCCGGCACGCTGGGCAAGCAGGCGCGGCTGGCGATCACGTTGATGGGAATGCACCACGGCGCCAAGCGCATCAAATACAAGCAAAAGGATTGAGCCGATGGCCGAAGAGGAAAAGGGCAAAACCCGCATCAAATACAAGGAGAAAGAGGGCAAGGGGGACCGTGGCGAGTCCTCTGACAAGGGCCGCGCGGGCAAGGCGGAAGGCAAGGCGGAAGGCAAGCGCGAAACCACCACGGACTCCGGCGATGCCGGGCGGCGCGGCCGGGAGGAGATGGTCTCGAAGCACGCGACCGAGCGCGAAAATATGAACAAGGCGCATGAGACCGAGCGGCGCGACATGCACGGCAACCATCGTGATGAGATGCGCAAGATGCACGGGCGCCATGAACAGCAACTCCAGGCGATGAACGATCAGCATAACCAGGAGCTACAAGCGCAGGATGGCGGCCAGGCCGGGCCGGAGCCCGCACCTGGGGCGCAGAGCATGGCGTCCTCGGGCAACCCGCCGCCGTCTGGCGGCATGGGCGGGGCCGGCGGGGGGATGATGTAAGATGCCGTCGCCCATGGTCGATATGGAATTGGACGATGAGGACAAGCTGGACGCGAACGGGCCGTATCCGTTGCCGTCAAAGCCGGACTATCCCTATGGGCTCCAGATTTGCCTCACCCATAAGGAATTTGAAAAATTGGGGCTGGACCCCTCGGAAGCGTTTGTTGGCGGCATTTGTCACCTTCATGCCCTTGCGCGCATCACCTCCGTTAGCGCAAATGACGGGGCATCAGGCGCGTCCTGCCGTGTGGAGATGCAGATTACCAACCTCGCCATTGAGTCTGAGGACGAGGAAAACGAGGACGATTAACCCGGAGTGATTTCATGACCGTCTGGCTTCGCGTTCTTCTCTCTTTGATCGCGCTGACGGTTTTCCCCGGCATCGCAGCCGCGCAATCGACCCTTCTGCAAGCGGGCGGCATGACGCCGGGCCATGCGCCGATGTATGTGGGCATGGGCTCCTACCAGCCAACGGTGCAGGATAGCGGCCCGGCTGCGGGTGGTGGCGTGGGGCTTGGCCTGTCTGAGCTTTACATTCAGCAGCGCGCCAGCAGCGGCACCAGCACGCCGCCGTTCGCCAACGCGGGCACCGGCCCCTATGGCACGAATTTCTGCGATACTGACGGCCCGACAACTTCCGCTAACGGCTATCACGCGCTCTGCTTTGGCCCGAACAGCCAGGGCGGGGCGCTGATTGCCTATAACGCCTATGGGACGGCCGCCGCCCTGCCGCTCAATATCGAGGTGAACGGGAGTTATTATCAGTTTCCCCCCACCACGGCTTGCGCCACATGCGGCACCATTGCCACCCAGAACGCGAACGCGGTGGCGATTACGGGCGGGGCGATCTCTGGCACCAGCATCGTGACCTATCAGGGCATCGGGACCTCGCTGCATAACGTGACCAGCGGCACCACCTACACGGTGCCCGCCACGCTCATGATCGCGGTGGTGCGCAATGACTCGACCGCGTTGACGGTGACGTTGCCGGCGGCGAGCAATTATTCGACCTGCCCGTCCGACACCGCCGGGACCTGCCCGATCATTTATGTGAAGGACGGCGCGGGCAACGCGAACACCTATAACATCACGATCACGACGCCTGACGGTAAGCTGATCGATGGCTCGTCAACCTACGTGATGAACATTGCCTACCAGAACACCATGCTGATTTTCAACGGCACGAATTGGAGCGTTTTCTGATGGCGTATGATCCGACCAATTTTTTCAACAATGGCACGCTGGTTGGGGTGGCGGGCAATGTGAACGCGCCTGGCGGGCAGGGCACATGGGTCATCGTCAACGGGGTGGCGAGCTATTATCCGCCGAACAGCACGGCCTATATTCCGGGCGCTGGCATTACGATCACGGGCACCGCGCCGGTTCTGACCATCGCCAATGCGGGCGTGGTGGATTTGGTCCAGGGTAGCATCACGGCGGCGGGTGTGATCGACATCGGCGCCAATTTAACGCTGAACGCGGGGGGCACGCTTTCGGGGTCGGCGGGCGGGGGCGGTTCGTTGGGCGTGAATTACGCCGGCACGATCTACCCGACCGTTGCGGCGGGTGCGGAGATTTCGCTCTCGGGCACCGCGGGCGTTTTGACGATTGCCAGTCAGGGTGTCACGGCGGAGGTGGGGACGATCTTTTCGTCCTTCAACACGCTTGTTGCGGGGTCTGAGATCACCTTTTCGGGCACCTCGCCGGACCTGACGATTTCGTCGGCCGGCGGCGGCTCGGGCGGGATCACCGAGTTTGTCCAGGGCACGGTGACGGCCACGGGCGCTGCCACGATTGGCACGGGTTTGACTCTGACCGGGACAACCAACCCGACGCTCACGGCGGGCACGGCGGCGGGGACCATCGGCGTGGAATTTGGGGGCACGTTGTACCCCACCCTGGCGGCGGGCTCCGGGTTCACCCTGACGGGCTCTGGCGCCACGCTGACGGGAAGTGCGAGCGGGAGCGGGGGTGGGGCGACGTTTACCAACGGCACGGTGAGCCTTGTGCCATCGGTTGTTTCGATCAGCACGGGGCTCGGGCTGGTGAATGATTCGACTTATCCGTCTTCGCCAACGGTCGTAAATTCCAACACCAACAGTTATCCAAACTCCGGCTCGGGCTCCAACAGTCTTTTTCTGTCCGCGACCCCGACGCTCGGCAATTATGTTTTGATTGTCGTCATCAACGCGCCTGGTTTTGGTTCGGGCGGGACGCCGACTGCCACATCTTCCATGACCTTGATTGCGGATTTGGAAATCAATGTGTCTGGCGCGTATGTCAGTGTCTATGGCGGAACGGTTATTTCAGGCGATCCTAATCCGGGCCTGAGCAACCTTGGCGCGTCGTCTGGCATAATTTATGAATTTACTGGATCAACCGTTTCGGGTGTGACGGCGGCGTTGGTGAGCGTGGCGTCCTCTGGCTCTTATGTTCTAAGTTATACTCAATCTTCATTGATTAATTCCGTGGTTTTGTCCGCGTTTGAAATCGCCAACCTGCCCACCTTGTCAAGTCCGTTGCCGTCCGGTTCGACAGTCGATGCTAATATCTACAACAATCAGACGGTCAATTTGCAGGTTCTGCGGTCGCCGGTTGTGACCGGCGCGGCAACTTTTGGTGTGACATCCAGCGCGCCTAATGCTTCGGCGCCAAACGGCGTCTCAATCATTGTTAAAGGCGTGCAAACCGCCTCGTTGTCGGAAGTGATTTTGACCGCTCAAATCCCCACCACCATCAACGGGACGTTCGCGGGCGATTTTGAGACCATGACCATTACCACGGGCAACACGGCGACATCCGTTTCCATTAGCGGCACGTCTTTGATTCTCAACCTCGGCACCCCATGACCAGCCTGACTTCAACGCAGGTCGCCAATGAGGCGATCCAACTCATCGGCGACAACACGCCCTTGGTGACGGGTGTGGCGCCGAATTTCGACACCTCGCCGGCCGGGATCGCGCTGGCGCAGATTTACGCGCCAACGGTGGCGGAGGTCATGCGGATGTTCCAATGGGATCAGAGCCGCAAGGAGGCCAGCATGACGCTGACCGGCAACACGGCGCCGTTTCCGTGGGCGTATGAGTATTATTTCCCAAGCGATGGCGTGCAGATTTGGCAAGTGGCGCCTGCGACTTTGACCGACCCGTTCGACCCGCTGCCGGTGAATTGGAGCGTGGGCAACGATGTGGTGTCCGGCGCGCAGGTCAAATGCGTGTTCGCCAACATCGCGGGCGCGAAAGTGATTTACAACAACAACCCGGTTGAAAGCACATGGGACCCGTCTTTTACCGAAGCCGTGGTGCGGATGCTGGCTGCCAAGCTCGCCATGGCGATTGGCGGGCGCACGGATACGGCGGAGAGCCTGACGCAGAGCGGGGCGCAGTTTGAACAGTTGGCCGAGACCAAGGGTGACGTGTGATGGCGAGTTCGTCGGTGTCCAGCCCGGAGGATGTCATCAACCTGGCGCTGGTGCGGATCGGGTATAAAACCCGCATTGGCTCGATCTGGGAAGGTTCGCTCGCCGCCAAGAAGGCGCTGGACGTTTATGCGCAGACCCGCGATGCCATGCTGCGCGCCTTCGATTGGGGGTTTGCGGAGCGCAACGTCGCACTCACGCTGATCAAGCAGGCGCCGGTTGGCGGCTATGTGCCGCCCAACACATGGTCATCGGCCTATCCGCCGCCGCCGTGGCTCGCGGAATGCGTCTATCCGACCGACTGCCTGAAAGTGCGTTCCGTCAAAAACGTGCCCATGTTTGTGCCAAACTTTTCGCCGCAGCCTTATTTGTTTTCCGTTGATAACGATCCGTCTTTGAGTGAGCCGAGCAAGGTTGTTTTGTGCAACGTCTATCCCGGCATCCTGGTTTATACGGGGCAGGTGACGGACCCCGTGGATTGGGAGCCGGACTATACGGAGGCGCTGGCTGCGGCGCTGGCGCGGCGTTTGGCCATTGTGCTGGGGCTGCCGGACTCGGTGAAACTCGAAGGCGCCGATGAACAGGTGGAAACCATGATGGCAGAGGACATCCGGGGGTAGCATGGCCAATCTTCCTACCGATGTGGCGGCGCAGGCGTTGGATGCCATCGGCAGCGAGTATGTCATCGGCGATCTCGAAGAGGGCAGCCGCGAGGCGCAGGTTTTGTTGCGCGCGTATCTGCAATGTTTGCAACAGCTATTGCGCGGCGCCAACTGGGATTTCGCGCGCAAAACGGCGCCGTTGCAGCTTCTCGCCGATGCGACCGGGCAGACGCCCGATGTGGGCGTGCTGGTGCCGTCCAACTATGTCTATGAGTACGCCTATCCGCCTGACTGCATGAGGGTGCGGTTTGTGCCGTGGAATCATCAATGGCCGGGCTCCGGCACGCCGCAGGGCAATTATGCGATCCCGTCGAATGTGCCGATTGAGAGCGGCCTGGGGGCGCCGTGGTTTGGCCAGCGCATCATCCCGGCGCGGTTTGTGATTGCCACGGATGGCAACTATCCGCCGCCGTCCGGCACGATCACTTGGGAGACGCAAGGCATCGCGCCCACCTCGCGCACGGTCATTCTGACCAATGTGAAAAACGCGCAATGCACCTACACCTCGCTTGTGCTTTACCCTTCGCTTTGGGACCCGTTGTTCCGCGAGGCGCTTGTCGCCTATCTGGCAAGCCAGGTGGCGCTGCCGCTCACGAAGGACAAGGGGCTGGGCCGGGTGCTGCGCGATGAGCAAATCCAGATTGCCAAGCAAAAATTGGAATTTGCCCGGCAGATGGATGGCAACGAGGCGATAACCGACTCGACTCTCGTGGTGGATTGGATGCAATATCGCAACAATGGTGGTGGGTGGGGCGGGTACGGAGGAGCCTTTGACGGAGGAAACTGGGGCGGTGGACCGGGCGGGTACGGCGGTGGTTATGACTCTGTTTCGTTTTGCAACGGGAGCGCATTTTGAGCTTTTTTCGTGGCTATGGTGGATGCGGCCTTCAGGCGTATAGCCGCTTTTTCTTCCGGCGTTTTGTTGGCCCACATTGCTTTGGAAGCGGCGGCGCGAATGGTTTGAGCCTCCGGCGAAGCGAAAGCCGCGCGTTGCGCTGCGACCCTTCGGTCTCGGACTTCTGGGCAGAGGTTAGTGGCGCGGCTCTTAGCGATGGACTGTGGGCTATTAAGCTGCTTGGCGAGGTTTTGTTTTTGGTGTGTGGTGAGCGGATTTTTGTCGCGGAATTTTTTGCGGGATGTCAAAATCCGTTGTCGAATTTCCGGGGTTTCCCAGCTTTTTTTGAGAATGGCGCTCCGCAGCGCGCGTCCTTCGGGGGTGCTTTGCCTTTCGCTGATTGCTTGAACAATGGCCGCGCGCTTTTCGGGGTTCATCCACATTTGTTTTGCGGATCGGCTTTTAGATTGAAGAAGCTCGGTTGTGTTCCAGATGGCAATCATTTTTTCGCGCAATGCAGGATTTCGCCATTTTTGTTTTTGGGCCGCTTTGATTTTGGCGCGGTATTCCGGCGTCATTCGTTCGCGGATCATTTGGCCGTGGCTGGCGCGCCTGTCGGGCGTCCATGCAGCCTTTATCCCATCAATTCGTCTTTGCCGAATAACGGGGTTGGCCCAAGCCGATTGATTGGCGACAATTTGTTTGGTTTTACTTTTGGCAGACGGATTAAGGCAGCCATCGCCCCCGTCAGTCAGGTTTGCGAGAGGGCCGTGTGGCCAGCGGCCAAACTTGGCAATAAGGTCACGCTCAATGCGGCCGGCGTCCTGAGTGGTCAGGTTTTCAAACAGCTTTTTTTTCGGAATTTCAACAAACTCAGCGGCAAGCATTTTTTGAATGATGCGGTCTTTGTGAGTGTTGAAGCGATGCGCGTGCCGTTCATGGATATACATTCGCTTTCCGATACCCTTGCCAATGTAGAACGGAGTGAGTCCGTCTTGCCTATAAAGAGCATAAACATAAAAGCCGTTTTGAGGTGTTTTTTGGGGCATTGTGGCAGCGTAGCTGGACGGGCTGTTATTCACAATAACAATGCGCCGTGCTGAACGGGTATTAAATGGCCGTCCCCTACATAAGAAACAGCTTCCTCGGCGGTGAATTGTCGCCCCAGCTTTGGGGCCGCACGGAGATCGAGAAATATACGTCCAGCGCGTCCACGATGCGCAATCTCTATGTGAATTATCGGGGTGGCGCGAACAGCCGGGCGGGCACGCTGTTTGTCGGCTACTCGAAGCAGACGGGCGCAAGCTATCCGCCGCGCCTGGTGCCGTTCCAATTCAACCTGCAACAAGGGTTGATGTTAGAGTTTGGCAACGAATACATGCGCGTCATTTCGGACGGCGCCTATGTGACGGATGTGTCGGTTGGCATCACGGGGATCACCCAGGCGAGCCCGGCGGTGGTGAGTGCGACGGCGACGGGTGCAACCACCGTGACGGCCGTGGATGGCGCGGTCTCGCAATCTTACGCGCCGGCCGAGATCATCACCATGGCGGGCGGCACCTATTCGATGCCGGCGAAGGTGCAGGTTGCCAACACCAAACTGCTTGCGGTGACGGTTAATGCGAACGGCACCGGTTATGTGCCTGGGGATACGATCAACCTCTCTGGCGGCACGCAAAGCAGTCCGGCGGTGGCAACCGTGGCGACAACGGAGGTCGTTGCCACGCCCACCATCGTTGCCGGCGGCACGGGTGGCACGCCGGGCACGGCCACGGTGACGGGCACCACCGGCACGGGCACAAAATTCCAGGCCAGCGTGACGATCACGGGCAGCCAGGCGGCCACCCCCAACAATGGCGCGGTGAGCGCGAGCTACGCGCCGGGGGACACGGTGACGTTGGCCGGGGGCACCTTCACCAGTCCGGCCGTGCTGACGGTGAACAGCACGGAGGTTTTGAGCCTGACCGGGCTGACGGCGGGCACGGGCTATGCGCCGGGCAATACGATCACGCTGGGCGGGGGCACGACAACCGCCGCCCCGGTGGCCACCATCACCAGCACGAAGGTTGTGGGCACCCCCACCATTGCCGCGGGCGGCACGGGCGGGACGCCGGGGACGGTGACGTTGACCGGCACCACGGGGACCGGCACGAAATTCCAGGCGACGGGCACGATCTCGGTGGGCGGGGTGCTGACCGCGATCACGGCGTTGACGGTGGCGGGCGCGTACACGGTCAATCCGAGCAATTTGAGCGCGGAGCCGGTAACGGGCGGGGGCCTGACGGGTGCCACCCTGACGATCACGATGGGCGTCAATGCGGTGACGTTCTCGGCCGGCGGCGCGTTCACCGCCAACCCCACCGCCAACACCTTCACCCAGAACGCCACAAGCGGCGCTGGCACGGGTGCGACGTTCCTGGCGCTGTTCGGGCCGGACGTTGTGACCTTCACCTCCAGCGGCTCCTACACGGTGTTTCCGAGCAACCCGGTGGCGCAAGGGGCAACCTCCGGCTCGGGCGCCGGGGTGACGTTTACGGTAACGGATCTGGCCACTATCACCGCCGTCAATAGCCTGACGCTGGCCGGGAGCTATACGGTCAACCCGTCCAACATCGCGGCGGAGCCGGTGACGGGCGGGGGCCTGACAGGTGCGGAGTTGGGCTTGGTCATGGGCGCTGCAACGGTCACTGTGACCTCGGCCGGCGTGTTCACCGCCAATGCCCCGAGCGGCGTGTTCACGCAGTCATCCACCTCCGGCTCCGGCAGTGGGGCGACGTTTTATTTCGGGCTGTTCGGGCCGAACGCCTGCAATGTCTATGCGGGCGGCAGTTATTCCACGTTCCCGAGCAACCCGGTGGCGCAAGCCATCACCACGGGCACGGGGCTGGGCGCTACGTTTGACTTCACCTCGGGCGCGACGGCGCCGTTTGCCAATGGCGATTGGGTTTATCTGTCGAGCATCGGCGGCATGACGGAGTTGAATGGGCGCATTCTCGTGGTGGCCAGCGCGTCATCGTCGAGCTTCGCGCTCTATGACGTTTTCGGCAACCCGGTTAATTCCACCGCCTACACCGCGTTTTCGTCCGGCGGCACGGCGGCGCGGCTGTTCACGCTCACAACGCCGTGGGCGGCGGTGGATTTGCCCTATCTCAAATACACGCAATCAGCCGATGTGATGAGTTTTTGCTGTTGGAACCAGGAAACTCTGACCGAATACGCGCCCTATGATCTGACGCGCATTTCAAATACCAGTTGGACCTTGGCGCAGCCGGCGTTCGCGGCGGCGATTGCCGCCCCCACATCTTTGACCGTAACGCCCATTGGCGGCGATGGGGGCAGCCAGATTTACATCATCTGGTATTATGTGACGGCGGTAAACGGCGCGACCGGCGAGGAAAGCAACTGGGTTTTCACGCTGGCGGGCAATGAGGCGTTGGGCACGCCGAACGGTTCGGGAGACTATCCCAGCAATAATTTGTCCTGGCCGGCGGTGGCGGGCGCGACCTATTACAACATCTACGCCGAATCGCCGGTTGCCGAGCAGGGGCCGATCCAGCCCACCACGCCGCCTACGTTTATCGCCGGGCTCATCGGGCAAACCTCCACCACCAGCTTTGTCGATACCGGCAAGACGCCGGATTATTCCCTGGGGCCGCCGCAGCATAACAACCCGTTTTCGCGCGGGGCCATCGTGTCCGGCAATGTCACGAATGGCGGCCGGAATTATATCTATGAGGATTTGAACACCACGATTGGCACCAGCACGGGGACGGGCGGGGTGCTGTATGCGATCAACGTGCTCCCCGGCGCCTATATCGGCTCCATCTTCGTCAAAAACGCCGGGCAGAATTATGCGGCGGGCGACACGCTCACGATCAACGCCACGGGCTCCGGCGGTTCGGGTGCGACCGCCACGCTGACCGTGGGGCCGAACAGCGGCACCTATCCGGGGGTGGTGGGCTATTTTCAGCAACGCCGCGTCTATGCGGCC